TATTCGGCGGGTGGTGGATTGGCGTAAGGTGGACAAGGATTTATATTTGCAAGCTATGGAGCGCAGCCCGATAAACGATCTGGAGCTACGCACGCTGCTCGGCAGTGCATTGACCGACCGCACGGAGGATCGGGAGGTCATTTTCAAAGGAATCGAACAGTCTTACTATTACGAAGGTTACGAGGCATAACCAAACTGCCCGTATTTCGTATTGGCTTTGCATTTGGCTGCATTTCATTCCTCGGACATAGAAAGTATAGACCGCACGAATAAAAGCCGTAAAATCAAAAAAGGGAGTGCACGCCCTCTGTGTAATTTAGGGCGTGTAAATCAATTAGCTACAGGGGGCGAAATGCAGTAAAAACGGAATGATCGACGGAAATAAGATGCGCCCCGCCGATCATTCCAACTAAAATAACACGATATGACAAAGGTGCTGCACCGAGGCACATTATGCAAATAATCGTATTAAAAATTCGTCAGTAATGCAGCATTTTTCTCTCGTTCCTCTCGTTCGAAGCTGGCAAGGTAATTTTCCGTCGTCTTGAGATCTTGGTGTCCGAGGCTTTCCGATATGTAGGCGATATTCGCCCCTGAACGCTTCAATACCGTAGCGAACGAATGCCGGGCGGCATAGGTAGTAATCTTCCCAACCCCGATAGCCTCCCCGATTCGTTTCATTCGTAGGTTTATTTTGGTTATAAATTCGCGCGAAACAAGTTTTACGCGAAACGCATCCTCCTTTCCGGTCAAGATCGGAAACAAGTAATTATCCGGAGCCGGAGAATTGCCCCACTTGTCGATTATCGCTTGCATTGGAGAGGTTATTATAGCCCGTATCACTTTCTCATCCCGGCTTGTACGCTCGGTCTTTTGACGGGTGAAGCAAATTTCGCCGTTTTCAATATTTTTGAACTTCAGCCTAATAAAGTCGGCGACGTTGATTCCATTACACAAGTAGAGGAACAGCCAATAATCCCGGTATTTGGCCGTTGTTTCGGTGCCATCATCATAACGGGATATTTGCCCTATTTGCTCCAAAGTGAGGGCCAATTTTCGACCGTGACCGTTTTTTATTTCATATTTCCCCTTATTGAACGGATCATCCACTGGACGAATGATCCCACAGTGTTTCGCTTCGCTTATTATAGCTCTAATGGCTCGCATCGTAATGGAAATAGTCGTTGTATTGCGTCCTATCTCTCGCTGATGGTTCTCATATTCCTGCAACCATTTAGGCGTTATATTGGAAAACGGAATCGATTTCCCGGCAAATCGTTCTATGGAGTTTAATGTCGTCTTATATACCCACATCGTACCGACCCGTTCCGCTTGCTTCAGCCGTTCGATTTTGGCTTCGAAAGCCGTGTTTATCGTTCCGGCTGTTGCACCATTCAACCGCATATTGAGTGTGTAAAATGAAAAATTTCCCGCATCGGTCAAATCCCGCACGAAATCCCGCACGATATTGAATCGAGCTTCTATTTCCTCCCGAACCTGAATCAGCGATCGCAATTTAGTAGTAGGCATCTTGCGCCACTCATCGACGGATAACGTCTTACTGGTAGTGTAATACTTCTGTTTGCGGGCGAATCCGACCTGTACTTTTACGGGATATTTCCCGTCTGCTTTGGGGCGTCTGGTGTCTAATACAGTGAACACCGAAACCGAATCTTTTGTGTATTTAAACATAGGTCAAAATTTGCATACATTGTACATACAATTTACATACAAAATTACAAAAACAATCCGAAAATCAAAAAACAACAATTCGATTTTTAGGGAATTATTCACTGATAACCAGCATTTTTATATGAAATATAAAAATAGGGCAAAATCAATAAAATACTATATATTATTGCTTCGGAAGTAATATCGGCACGGCTCTATCCTTATGATGTGGACGACAACCTGGTTGCAGTAGCCTGCATGGATGCAGGGTTGTCGGCAGACGGAGAGTATTCGTCAGCCAACAAGGTTTCGGTAGCGAAAGCCGCCATTGACATCCTGAAGCAGCTTATCGTTCTGGCGTCCGAAGGCAACGGCGGATATTCTATCGGCTATAATGTAGAGGAATTACGCCGCCGCATACATGCTCTCGCAAAGGATAACGGCCTAACCGATATTGCCGACGAATTCAATCTTCAACCGACCGTAAAGTTCTTATGATCCGATTTCCCTATATACTTCAACGTTGGAATCACAACACGGATGAATGGCAAACGGTGAGCCGCTGTAATGCTCGTTACGACGGCAAAGCCCGGTTCATTGAATCGCCTAACGGAAAAGTGATCGAATATACCTATGAGGTAGTTATGCCGCAGAATGTACTCCCCCTCGAAGAAAATGAGGAGGTCCGCATCCTCGATAGATGCGGCAAAAATATATTCGACCATCGTCTCGGTGCTCCTATCGGTTCCACGTTAGAAGATTCGGTGTCGTACCCAGTGCAAGGCTTCTACAAAAGCGGACAAAGGTATGAATACACGAAAATATGGCTATAAAAGGATTGCACAATGATAACCACCAACGATGCACAGGACATTTTGATTCGTGATTGCACTGATTTCGGGATTAAAACATTTCCTACCTGGGATGTTCCGGAAGGCAGAATAAAAAACGAGCGAATCGTAGTTGTAACGCCATCGGAACAATCTCCGGCGACTTACTGGGAATCCTGTTACATCTCGGTGAATCTATGTATCCCGGACATCAAGGGAATTGCAAATCGAAACCGGCTTAAAGAACTCGAACGGGCTGCAAAATCAAAATTCAAATCATGGACCTATGGGCAATATGATAATACGGCATATCACTACCGATACGAAAATATAGGTTGTGAAGAGGATAAAGACCTCGGGTGCCACTATGTCTATGTCCGGGTTCTGTTCAGAGTGTTAAACGTAAAAAAAGATTAAAAATATGGCAACTATTACAGCCGTAGGCATCAAAAACATCTGGTATGCAGACCCCGCGAAAGTCACGGGCGATCTGACAGGAACGCTGTTGGGAACCATCCTCAAAGACCCTACCACCAAGAAGGTGCCGAATGTCCATCAGGACACGTGGAGCCTCGATGAAGCCGAGCCCTCCACAACACAATACAAAAATCAGCTCACCGACGGCGTATATCGTCAGTCAAAAGAGATGGGTGAAGTCACCATGAACTTCGCCATCGGCCAATACGACTACAAAACGAAGGCGGCATTCATGGGTGGCACAGGAACGGAAACCACCTGGAAGCGGGCACGTGGCGTCACTAATATCGAGAAGTGCATGGTTGCACTTACAGAAGACGACCAATACTGCGTCTTCCCAAAGGCTTCCATCGTGGCGCGAAATGCCGAAACAGACGATGCCGTTGCTATCAGTGTCGTCGCAACAGCACTGGAGCCCGACAATACGGATGTATCGTCTGAATATTGGTTCGATGCATCTGAGGTTACGGATGCCGCTTCGATAATGAGTGTATCAAGCAAATAACAGCCTTATATCACATCGACAAAGGGGCGGGAGGCGTAAGCCCCTCGCTCCTTTTTATTTATAAGCTTTCAAGATATGGATTTCATCAGCTTCCGCATAGCCGGAAAAAGTTATAGCATATATGGTATGTCCCCGCTGACCGCCATACGCATTATGCAGGCGCGGGACATAAAAAAAGAGCCGGATAAAAGTATCGGATGCCTTAAGGCAATGACCCAAAGTGTAGCTTTAGGTATATCTGACAGCAAAAACATATTCAATATATTAAAACGCATCGTGCTCCGGCGAAAATTCCTAAAAAAAGCCTCACTCGACGAATTGTTTGACGCCTATAACAAAACTCTAAAAATGATTCCTTTGGAGGATATGGCTGGTATCAGCGCCGTTATGGAGCAGCTCTCACAATCAATCGCAAAGGATCATGAGTAAGTCCGCCAACATCGTCGCTGCATCATTGCTGAACAAACATCATGTAATAGTACGGATCGGGCGACTTAATTTCCGGTTTTACCAACCCTATATCAAGGATCTCGCACGGGCTTTCGCAGACGAACGGCTGGACCTTTCCATTGACGGGCGACAACGATATTCGCTGAAAACTATGTCAAAGCTACTATTTCACTGCCGTTGGCAACAACGACTGTTCTTATGGTACGCCGGACGCTACAGCGATTACCGACAAATCCGAATCGCAGCACAGAAAATCGCCGACATCACCACAGGAAAAGATCTGCTGGAATCAGTCAAAATCGACAAAACACGCAAGAAAACCATCACAGAAACTATTGGGAACAACTCTATTGCGGGCATCATGGCGACTATGATGAAACACCTGAACATCAGCTACCGTGACGCCTTCGAAAAAGTGAACTACCCCACTATGATGTTGATGATGATCGACAAGGTGCGATCGCTCGTGGGCGATGAAAAGAAAATAGTCAAGGGCAGCGGCAAGGAGATGGCCGCAAGAAGAAGACAAAAGAACAAATGAGCGCATTATCATTCAAAATAAACGCCGAAACCGATAAATTAAACAGTTTTATCACCTCTCTGGAGCGATTGAAACAGGTTTTGGCTACTATTCCTTCAGGAACAAAGGAGTTTGACGTTGTAAATAAGAAAATCGCTGAAATGGAGGCTCGTGTCGAGCAATCAATAAAGCGAATTACTCAAATGCAGAACGAGGCGGCAAAAACAGTCTCACAAACAGAGCCCCAATCACTATCTACCCCATCGTCAACTGCATCTACCGCAGGAGCACAGGCTGCCAATGCGGAAGCCGAAGCATGGCGCGGTTTGCTGGATGAATTGCACGCTGTAAGTCTTGCAAAGCGTGAAAATATCGAACAAATAGAACAGTTAAAAGCCGCAAACCGAGGTCTGAAAGCACAATATGATGCTTTGAATAAAGCCGAGCAGAATGGCTTCGCCTTGACGGACAAACAAATTGCCCGTCGAACATCCTTATCTTTGACTTATGAAGAAAATAAGCAAGCTATTTCACGAATGCGCCAAGAGGTTGCGAACCAAATCAAACTGGAGCAAGTCGCACATGGCTCTATAGATGAAATGTCGCAAGCCCTCGCTCGGATGCGGACCGTTTACAGATCGCTCAATGAAGGAGAACGCGGGAATACATTCGGTCAAAACCTTCTCAAAAACATTCAGGCTCTCGACACAAAGATCAAAGAACTTGACGCTTCGATGGGAGTTCATGCCCGCAATGTCGGTAATTATGCTTCCGGTTGGAATGGACTGTCGTTCTCAATCCAGCAGGTCGCTCGGGAACTACCGTCGCTGGCCATAAGCCCGCAAACCTTCTTCCTCGCCATATCCAACAACCTGCCCATTTTAGCCGATCAGCTCGCCTTAACAAGACAACGGGTGAAAGAACTCAAAGCCGAAGGCCAATCATTCACACCGGTTTGGAAGCAGGTTATTAAATCGATCATTTCTTGGCAAACGCTTCTGGTTGCCGGAATCACGGTTTTAACCCTTTACGGCAAGGAAATCACCGAATGGGTTGGCTCGCTGTTCAAGGGGAAACAGGCTTTTGATGCCGCAAAACAAGCCGCAGAGCAATTCCACGCGACAATGACTGAAGGGGCAATTTCCGCTCAAGCCGAAATTACCAAACTCGATTTATTGTACCGGGCAGCAACAAATGTAGCTAAACCCTACAACGAACGAAAAAAAGCGGTCGAAAGATTACAGGAAATATATCCCGCCTACTTCGGAAATATGTCCGAAGAGCAAATTATGGTCGGGAATGCTATTAGCGCTTACAACAATCTACGGGATGCAATTATTGAAGCTGCACAAGCACGGGCAGCGATGGATGACATTACAGAACTTCAAGGGCAAAAAATAACTATTGAATACTTACCTGAATACCAACAATTATTCGGCACAAAGCAACAATATAACGCTATTTTAATGCGAGGACGCTTAAAAGGGCAAACAGATGAAGAATATACGGCTTTATTACAATCATACGTCAAAGCCATGGATGAAGCCCAAAAAGCCGCAGAAAAAACATTAGAAAAAAATAACAATGAGTTATATAAAAAATTCAAAGAAAGCGGAGCTAAATATCTTACAGAATATGTTGATTCATTAAATCAACAAAGTGAATATCTTCTTCACACTGCTGAAAAACTCTACACTTCATCCACTTGGGAAGAGAAAAATGCCGAAGCAGAGGCAGCCCGCCGCAAAGCCGAACAAGATGCCCAAAAAGCGGCTTCACAACAGGAAAAAAATTTGAACGATCTCGCAAAAGCCATCCAAAAGCTGCGCGATGATGCTCTTCAAGCCGAGATCGATTCAATGAAGGATGGGACAGAGAAAAGGGTTGCACAAATAGAACTCGATTATCAACGGCGGGCAGAGGCGATCAACGAAGCAGAACAACGCATCATAGAGCTCCAGGGAAAACTAACCCAAAAACAAGAAGAGCTATTCGCTCAACTTCGCCAGGTAAACGACAATCGCCGCAAAAACGAGCGACATGAAGCGATCGCAGGTCCACCCATAGACACAAACTTTGCCGAATACTGGAAAAAAGAACAAGCCGACTGGGACGAATATTATATGAAATACGGCACTTTCCGTGAGAAAATGCAGGCCACCAAAGATTATTATGACCGTAAGATGGCCGAAGCGACCACTGAAGGTGCGCGAGCTGCAATCCAAGCCGAGCGAGATGCGGCTTTGGCTGTATTCGAAGTACAAGCCTCTGACTGGGCAAAAGAAATCGTAAACTTGTCTGTTGAGAAACTTGAAGAATTACTTTCAGAAGTCGAAGCACAATTAGAAACCGCTCAAACGGCTTATGACGCGCTTGCATCTTCCGGCACACAGGAGGCTGCCGGATATATTGATACGATCAACAAGCTCAAAGCGCGAATTGCCGTATTAAATGCACTACTCGGAAAAACAAAAAAAGGGGTCTCCGACAGTAATTGGGCCGAAGGAGCCAGATTACTCAATGAATTATCCGCAACAGCCCGCGAAGCGGCAAGTGCCTTGAGCGAGTTTGATGAAGGATTAGGAAAAGCTGCGACTTTCATCGCAACAATGGCAAGTGCCGCAGGAAACCTTATCGCTACAATAGATGGCGTAACAGACGCAGCAAGTGCAGCGGGGACTGCAATGTCCGCATTGGAAAAAGCAAGTCTCGTTCTCACAGCTATATCAGCCGGATTTCAGTTAATACAAGGTGCGCTTAGTTTATTCAATTTTGGCCCGGATTATTCCGAATATGAGGAATTAAAACAACAATACGAGGCAATAAACGACATTTGGGATAATCTGATAGACAAAAAGAAAGAATATATTGACATATCGTATGGGCAAGAAGTTCGCCAGACAGAACAAGAAATAATTGATTTAGTCAATAAACAGACAGAATCCTATAAGGAACTCGCCCGTGCCCGTCTAAATTCTGGCGGTTCAACGACAACGCGAACGATAGGACGCCGGACCTGGAGAGATATGTCTGCCGAAGGGTGGGCACAAGCCAGAGAAGCATTAGGAAATGATGTTTGGAAAAATGAATGGCAGAATGAAGCCAATCGAATGATGTGGCTGACGGACCTTTCCGCCGATCAATTACGAACATTGCGAGATGAAGCCAGCATTTTCTGGACACAACTCGATGGAGATGTCCAAAGCTATCTCAATAGCATCATCGAAGGGGAAGAAAAAATAGAAGATGCCCGGAAAAAGGCACAGGAACAACGTACGCAAATATCATTCGATTCCATGTACGATAATTTCATCAGTACTTTGATGGATATGGATGCGAGCGCAAAAGATTTTTCAGAAGATTTCTCCCAATATTTGATGAAAGCTGTACTGACAGCAAAAGTCGGGACATTGCTTTCAGATCAACTCGAAGGTTGGTATGCAGCTTTTGATGAAGCAATGAAAGATGGAGTGCTGACCGAAACTGAAACCGAAAAATTAAGAGAATGGTGGGACGAAATTGTCAAAAGTGGCCTCGAAATGAGAGATACCATAGCACAAGCTACTGGGGTAGAAAACATTTCCAGCCAATCGGCTACATCCCGAGGATTTCAAGCTATGTCGCAAGATACCGGAAGTGAGCTTAATGGACGTTTCACGGACATTCAAGGAAAAGTTACCGACATCCGAGGATATGTTATGACCGAAACACAGTCTATTATCGGACTTATATCGTCTATAACAAGCATTCAGATTGCTGCTGTCCGAAATGTGCAGATCAGTAATGAACTGTTGCAATACGCCGTAAAAACCTATCTTGAAGTCGCTGAAATCAACACGACAACCCAAGCAATGAACGATACATTAACCTATATAAGGGAGGACATAACGGCAATAAAACGGAATACGGCAAATATATAGCGAAGAAACTTACAGAATGAGAAAAGGGGCTATAAAGCCCCTTTCTGATTATCAATTTTATGTGCAACATCGACATCAAACACGACCTCCTGCTCTAAATGCGGGACGGTACTGGAGGTGAAGAAACGGGAATAGCTTCCATCTACTTGCCGTTGGGCAGGAGCATCATTTCACAAAACATTCACTTTTTTTGTGTATATTCCAAAACAAAGCATTATATTTGCATTGAAAACAACACGGCACGATGTTTATAGAGTTCGACAAAGAGTATTTGCGTGAGCTGTTCGAGCAAGGGCACACGAGAGATAAAAAGCACCGATACCAGCCAGAAGTAATACGGGGATATTTCAAATGCGTTATATTACTGAAACGGACAGAAAACATAGAAGAGTTATACCGGATTAACTCGTTAAATTACGAAGTTCTGCAAGGCGATAAGGCCGGTATTTCGTCTATTCGCATCAATCGCAAATATCGACTTGAATTTACCGTAAGGGAGGTAATGAACGAACAGATAATAACCGTGTGCCGATTATTGGAGATTAGCAATCATTACAAGCAATAGCGATATGGAAACAACAAAAAAAATTTACGCACCGCATGAATTGATATGCGCCGAACCGATCCATCCCGGCGAAATACTCAAAGACGAATTGCAGGCACGAGGCATATCGCAACGAAAATTCGCCGGTATTATCGGCATGCCTTACACGGCATTTAACGAGATTATCAACGGACACCGACCGATAACAACCGATACGGCATTAAAAATCGAAGCGGCAACAGGGATAACCGCCAATTTATGGATAGGCTTGCAATCCGATTACAATATGCAAACTGCCCGCCGCGATACCGGACTTGCAGCGATGCTGGATCAGATACGCAAGGCGGTTGCGATGTTATAGCTATGATGAACAAAACGTACACCATAGACGCTCAAAGCCTTGAAAAAGCGCACGCCCTTTTCGAAAGCGGCGATATAGACCGTATTGAGGTGGGAACGGTCAAAGGGTTACAAGATATACACCGGTATTTATTTGGCGGGCTGTATGACTTTGCGGGAAAGATTCGGACGCAGAATATATCAAAAGGCGGTTTCCGCTTTGCCAATGCCTTGTATTTGGACGCTATTCTGCCGGTGATAGAGAGTATGCCAGAAACGACGTTCGAAGAAATAATCGCTAAATACGTCGAAATGAATATCGCCCATCCATTTATGGAGGGGAACGGACGGGCCACCCGAATATGGCTCGATATGATTTTGAAAAAGCGTATTCGGCGGGTGGTGGATTGGCGTAAGGTGGACAAGGATTTATATTTGCAAGCTATGGAGCGCAGCCCGATAAACGATCTGGAGCTACGCACACTGCTCGGCAGTGCATTGACCGACCGCACGGAGGATCGGGAGGTTATTTTCAAGGGAATTGAACAATCTTACTATTACGAAGGTTACGAGGCATAACCAAACCGCCCATATTTTTAGATAGTTTTTTATTACTCCCGAATGTATTGATTATAAATACTTTATATTTTGGGGTGTAGGTATTATTCAAAAATAAAGCCGAGGATCAATCCTCGGCTTTATTGCAATTCTATTGTTTTATATAAACACCCAGTTCTTTTCCAGTAGAAGTATTTGTTACAGTCATAGCAGAACCCGATATAATTCCTTCTAATTCTGCTAATCCATATTCCAAAGGCAATAAAGTAACTTTAGAAGAATAGTAGGTATATTTATAAATGGTTGTTCGATAAATCTGGGATGAACCAGCAAATTTCAAAATATAATGACACTCATTATCATCGAATGAAAATGAGCCTGAAATACCATCCTCTATTCTTTCCCAAGTCGTACCAGACAAAGGATTTGAATTTGCTTCGTCATCTTTCGAACATCCAACAAATACCAATGTAGCCACAGCTACAAAAAGAAGTAAAATTTTTTTCATAATACAATAAGTTATTGGTTAGACATTGCAAAAGTACAAAATTCCCCCCCCCGCAAAATTTTGAAAGAAATTTTTGTTCAATGTGCCAATAATAGTGTATTTTGCACTATATGAAAATAGAGAAAGACATAGCCGATTTGGACTCATTCATCAAAGGAATCGAACCCGAAGTAGTGGGATTCCTCGACGAGCGGGCACGGCAGGCCGTTGCTCTCCAACAGGCAAAATCCGACTATCAAAATCATACATGGAACCTTCGGAGCGCGGTCGGATATGTCGTAACTTATAATGGAAAAGAGAAAAAACGATTCATAGGAGATCAAAACCACCCTGACCCACGAGCTGCCGAAGCCACAAACAAACTGCTGAACGAAGAAAATAAAGCAGGGACCGGTATTATTTTCGGAGATGGAATGTTCTACGCCTCCTTCGTGAGTTCGAAAGGATATGATGTCATAGATACAGCAGAATTATATTTAGCCAAAGCCTTAAACGATAAAAAATGATCGGAGATTTATTGATAAACGGATCGGACGCCTACGCGAAAGGGATTGCGATGGGCGACGATTTTCTGGGAAATATACTATCCCCCTCTTCATTGAAAAGTTTTGTCGAGAATGACGATCCGACAAAAAACGGTAAAGAGGTTATTTATCCTCAAACACCGAAGTTGGCATCACGGGATTTGACATTAACTTTCACAATATTTGGTAATACTACGACAGAACACCTTACCAATTACAAAAATTTCATCGCTCTATTGCAAAAAGGAGAAATTTCCCTGTCCATACCGGCATTAGGAACGGAAGTGTATCATTTGACCTACGTCGGCGATTCAGGCAGCTACATGATAGAAGCCGATCGCCTGGCATCGAGATTAACAGTGAAATTTAACGAACCCAACCCCGCAGATCGGGCAGCACGCGAATAGGAAAGGACGGGAATCTATCCCAGCCTTTTACTCGCTTCTGCTATTCATCGTAAAATGATGCGTTAGCCCCTCCCCATCCTTATCAAATCAATTGCAGTTCTTCTCCAATCTTACGAATTTCGCTCTTTATCATTTCCATACGTTAGGACAATAAACGTGTATTCGGCTACGTTTTCATAGTGCAACTAAAAAGTTGGCAAAAAATTTGCACCTCGAAAAAACGTGTATTATATTTGCATCATATAATGAAATATAGACGTACGGGTCTATCCGTAACCACGAATATCGAACATAAAGGATACAATAAGACCGTCATAATATTACATGGCGGTCTTTTTATTTATTGACAATATAAAAAACTTACGTTTATGAAAAAATTTCATTCGGCTCTTTTTGACTTTTGTTGGTTCCCTAATTATGACGCATCTATTGAATATCTTGCGAATAATATAGCAGATCCGGAACCATGGGATTTCTCAGATGCTACGCAAGCCAAATATTCCATTTTGAAAAGTTATATCGAACATACTTTCCGCAAAATTAAATCTGAAAATAAAATATCCTTTTCTTCTGATAACAATTTTGCATGTTTCAATACTGGACTTGTAACTGCAAATTTGGAAAGCATATTTGCTCTTGCTGAACGCAACAATAGGCCAGATGTAGCCGAGAAAGGTTTATCGCCTTATGTTTTCAAGGCATTTGTCAGGGAAAGCGATATTCAGCTAATTAGCAAATTCGGCGATAATATTCCGGACATTGCTGATTTTTTCCAGAAACCCGAGGATTTGATTTTCAATCCTCAATGCAGGGTAGTCCCTCAAATCGACCATATCATTGCGGACAACATGGACAGATTTCCTGCACACATGCAAGGGCTGAGTTCAGACGAAATGCGCAGAAGACTCGTTGGCGCGATTAATGAAGCCCAAAAAAAAGCAAGGTCAAATTACAAAATAGCTGTCCCCCAGTATTACGAAGGGAAAATACAACTTCTGTTGCCCTTATGCCTTACCCCTGGATCACCCAATCCGGATTTAGCTTTAGCCACGCATAAAATAGGGAATAATACCTATACAGCGCGCACATGCTTAACATTGAAGATGGCATATAACAACGCTCGTCTAATCGTTAAGCCGCAAAGTTCATGGCTTAAACCTTAAAATACGGATGGAAGCAACCCCCTCTTGCCCCGGTCAAAAGACCGGGGCGTTTTTCTGTATTTTTTCTTAAAATTACTTGCATAATGTGCCGAAACCCCACACTTTTGTATCGACCCTGTGATGGCACAGGATACATATATCGACGAAATGACAATATACAACCCTTCCGGTAAAGCGATATACGATGCGCCCGTAACAACGAGTGCCATTATCAAATACGCACTTATGGGGGATTATTACATCGAACTCCCCTTTAGTTTGCTTACCCCGCTGGATTTCCCCCTCGGATCATACATCACCTACAAAGGCCGCAAATTCGAAATCATGTCGGAGGTTTATCCGGATTTCGACAACAAAACCGGCGGCTACAAATACACGCTTCAGTTCCAGGCGCAGCAAAACCACATGAAAAATTTCATCTGCTTCTGGCTGGGAGGCGATAATCCTGAAGCTGTATTCCACAACACGACAGACTTGGCATCCTTCGGGGCGCTCATCGTCGCCAACATGAACAAGGCACTGGGAGGAAACAACTGGCAGATGGGAAGTGTAAATGTCGAACATCCGGAAACCAACAAGCTCGTATCGTTCAATGGCGATACCTGTTGGGATGCCTTATCATCCATTGCCGAGACTTTCGATGTCGAATGGTGGACCGAGGAGAACGGCAGTATCGTAACCCTGCATTTCGGAAAACTGAACTTCGGAACGCCGGAAACATTCAAACGCGGAGAAGTCGTCAAAAGCATCCCGGCCAAGAAAGGGGACGATTCCGAATACGGGACCCGTTTCTATGTATTCGGCTCCACGCGCAACCTGACGAAAGAATACGGACAATCCGAACAGGGCGGCGTAACGAACCACGTTTCCGAAGTCCGGTTACGGCTTCCGGATGGGCAGCAATACATAGACGCACGTCCCGGACTTACAAAAAACGAAATCAAGGAAGTCGTAGTGTTTTTCGACGACATCTACCCGAAGAACACGGAAACCGTCACTTCGGTAGAAACTATCGATCGGACAATCATTGAAGGGCAGACCGACAAGGCATACGTCATGGTATGCAACGACACGCCATTTCTACCTTCAGACGTAATCGAAGGAGAAACGCTGGGGGCACATTTTACGAGCGGCGATTTGATCGGCTGGGATTTCGAACTCGCCCTTATCGACGACAATGGCGACAATATCGACCCCGCGACCTGGAAACCCGAAGACGGATTCAACAAGAAATTTGAAATCATCGCCCAAGTCGAAACGTCCGGCGAAAGTCAGCAGATTATACCGAATGAAAACATGCGTCCTCGTGGAAAAGATGATGACCGAGGGCCTGACACTTTCGTACTCACAGGCGTCAAACTCCCCCAGCAACGCATAGACGAAGCAGAACAAGAACTTCTTAATGCCGGCACTTCCTATGCTGCCAAACATAGCAGCGACACGACAGTCTATGACTGTGAAACGAATCCCGTGTATTGTACACACAACGAAAAAAACTACGAAGCAGGACAGGCTGTACGATTAATGGGTCCTCAATTCGGTATAGACGGTCGTCTTTCCCGGATTCAAGGTTATGAAAAAAAACTATACAACGAGTACATCGCAACCTATACGGTAGGCGACAATACACCTTATTCCCGCCTGGGCAGTATTGAATCGGACGTGAAAGCATCGCTCTATTCCCAACGTATAGGCATTGCGGAGAATGGAGCGGCTATATATCTAATCACCCGATACGATAATACTTTTCCGACCGATACAAATGCTTATTCTGCACGAAGGGCAATATGGGAGTTTGCCAACAAGCAGGCACCCGATACGTTCAAGGGTAGAATGACTTTCAACGCAGGGGCACAATTTGGACCATCATATGCCTCCGGTATTACCGGAGTGGGCGGGTTTATAAATGAAAAAGGCGCCGGCGAGTTGGAGAGCCTCTTCATCCGTCGTTTTCTGGAGGTTCCGGAGCTTCGGTACAACCGTGTGGGCATCAGCGTCGGGGACGACTGGAGCGCTCCGGGCGCCGGGGTGATCGAGAGCGTGGACAAGGATCAGAAGCTCGTAACGCTCAAACTCGAAGAGGGCGAGATCGGCGCCGTAGCGGTCGGGGATATATGTATGGGTATCTTCCACGACTTCGACCCGTCGAATAATGCGACGGCAGATTCCGACGACGGCCGGGGCAACTTCTCTTTCGCAGGCTTCGCAACGGTCTATTTCCGTATCACGGAGGTCCTGGGCGACCGCAACGAGCAGTTCCGCTACGAGCTGCGCCCCCTGTCGGCCACCTTTACCAAGCAGATCGATCCGATGGAATCGATGACCTTCGTGGCCTACGGCTCATTCACGAATACCGCCCGGCAGAGCTCGCGCTACTCGACGCGCACCTACCAGCGTTATCTGCGCAATGTCAGCGACTGGGAGTTTACGGCCGAGAATATCGCCGCGCAGTTCGGCGACCTTACGAACCTCTCCGTCTTCGGGATCCAGATGTCGGGCTATTCGGCCTATCTGGATAATATCTACCTGCAAGGTATGATCAGCAGCCTGGACAAGAAGGCGCTGCTGGACACCCGGAGCAAGCTGTTCCGGCTGGTCGGCGACAACGGCGTCGGCGTGGCATTCACCCCGGAGGCAGGCTGGAAGCAAGGCAAGCTCTACGACCCCGCGACGGGACAGTTCCAGAAGGAGTTCGACATCGAACAGATCGATCAGACGGCCACCGAAGCCCAGGCCACTGCCAATTCCGCCGATCGCAAAGCTCAGCAGGCTAAGGATTACATCGATAACACGCTGCCCGGCGAATTGTCCGAGATCAACAAACGGCTGGACGGTGTCGTGGAAAACTGGTTCTATCCCTATACCCCCTCGCTTTACAATGAACCGGCCCAAACATGGATAGCGGACGGCGAGCAGGAAAACCATATCGGCGACACGTTCACCAATACGCTGCCCGCGAATTTCGACCCGACGGACGCAGGCTGCTGGGAGCAGGGAAGCATCGGTGCATCCTATATCGACGGCATTAAGACCTGGGATCAGATCAAAATCGCCGACAGCACCCGCATCCGGCTCAAAACTCCGGTCGGAGGAATACCCAAAGGCGCCGTACTGTCGGTGGGCGAAGGCTATACGATGGGTTACAATCCGATAGCGTCATCCGGAGCGGTTATAGCAAGTTACGTATGGAGCCAGAGCTATACCGTCGGAAGCGACAATCCCTACATAGCTTTTGTCATCCGCAAAACCGATAATGCCAAAATCACTCCGGCGGAATACCCGCAGATTCACTTCACCATATCGAGCGACGAGACGACGAACCCCGATGCGGGCAAATCGTGGCGGTGGGTAAAAGAAGAGGACGGAACCTATAAATGGACGCCGATCGCCGACAGCGATGCGGTAAAGGCCCTGCAAGAGGCGGCGCGGGCGCAGGACACGGCCGATGCCAAACGTCGTGTATTCGTCGTAACACCGACTACACCCTACGATGTGGGTGACATCTGGACGCAGGGCGAAGGTGGCGACATCATGCGCTGTATCGAATCCCGTGCAACGGGTAATTTCGAGAGCTCAGATTGGGACAAAGCATCTAAATACACCGATGATACGGCAGCCAACGAAGCCAAAGACGAGATTGCTAATCTTCAGTTCGGCGCCCGCAACTATATAGCCCGACAATTCCTCTATGCGTGGAACAGCGCCAAAGAGGGTGTTTCGGACGTGGTGACTTCGGGATCGGACGCAGACGGAGCCTACATGAAGATCGATGCCAACAAAGCGAGCAATGCAGGGGTAGCTATTGCGGCTACGAGCCAGATCGTAAACTGGACGGATTGCTTCGGGGGTAAGATCACCTACAAGGCCGGCATGTCCTATGTCTTCAAGGCACGCATCAAACTGCCGGAAACCAAGACCGGCTGCGTGTTCTGTGCCGTTTATGAAGACGGATACGACATTATATCACGCCCGCCATCTGCTCCATATTCTGATGTGTATGAAGCCGTTTATACGACCAAATCCGGAAAGTCCTTGTTAAAAATCGTACTTTACGTCGATTATTGGCGACCGATTTACATTTACGACATCCAGCTCACGGAAGGCAACAAGGCCCCCACGGGATACATCACGGCCGAAGAGGATGTGCAGGCGCAGATCGAGCAGGTGAAGCTGGATGTGGACTACATTGCCTCGGATTCGAGCCTGACGCCATCCGACAAACAGCAGGTGGCTAATGAATGGGTGCGGATTCAAAGCGAATACTGGAGCATCATGGCGAATGCCGAAAAGTATGATGTCCCCACGGATTCATTTACGGTCTATTTCCAGGCACTCGAAGATTATCTCACGCCCCTGCTGGCCGATATGAGTACGACATCCGAGATAACCGGCACCGAGTTCAGAAAAGTATTCTCCGATTATTATGAAATAAGCAGCAACATGTCGGACTTGATCGACGACGCGATAGACGAATCCATCAAATCGACAGAGTACCTCAAGAAGGCTATGGAAGACGGAAGTACCGAGGTGAAAGGCGGTCTGATAATGACCAATGTGATGTTGCTGAAAAATGCTGAAGGCGACGTGACGGCCGGCGTGAGCGGCTTGCAGGAAGACGATGTGCCCTTCTGGTCGGGAGCCGACTACACAAACCGGAAAAAAGCCGTGTTCAGAGTACACGCCGACGGGGAAGTACACGCAACCAAAGGAACCGTCGGAATCCTGCAGGTCAAAAACGATTCCGTAGAGGTGAGCGATGCGGCCGCAAGCGGAGATAAAATCATACTCACCCCATACAGAATTACGTCCATATCGCAGGTTATGGGTGCTGTGAGTGTACCGGGTGTCATAGAAACGAAAGAAGTGAGCGCACTGGCTACGGGACAAAGCAATCCTTTTGTCCGAAATGTTTACAAGTCAAGTCCGCCGTTTACCTGTGGGCAGGGAGTACAGATGTCAGCCCGGATTACAGCCCGCATCACAGGCAATGCCGAAGGAGGTGGCGGGGGCGTAAAGATCGAGGTGGTAAACGCTTTGACGGGGAAAGCCGATCCCCTGTACCGAAACAGCACGGCTGAAGCCCAAAACACGAATTTGAATATCGACAAGACGATTTCATATCTTTTCACTGGAGCAGCCCAGAAGTACTACATCCGGATTACGGTCGAAGCATCGGCAGCCGGAAAACTTACGGCCTCTGCAACGATGAATGCCGCCCAATTCAACTTCGTGAAAGACATCCGCAAGAACCTGATCGCTCCCAACGGAGTAGCCGTTGTGAAAGGATCGAGCAACTATGCGGTATTCACGGGAGATATTTTCGAAGTCCTGATCGGAAAAGCCGGATTACGTATTCAAAACGGATATGTATATAAGAAAGATACCGACCATAAGACATGGACAAAGATTTGAGAAATACCAACGGTAGTACATTCCCATAGCGTGAACATAATAACTATGGACAAAATATTTAATAAAACGAAAAAGGTGTTGGAAGGTATTGCTACAAAGCTGTCCGAAGCACTTATGACCGTGCAAGGATGGCTTATAGGACTATTGATCGTTATCGTGAATTTCTTCGCTGGGTATCAGCTCGTACTTTATGGGGTGCTTATTGCCGTAGCCTTCGACGCTTTGTTTGGAATATGCGTCGCTCGAAAGCGCGGAGAATTTATCCTGTCAGAACTCCTGCGGGCTACGATATTCAAGCTGGCAGTTTACTTCAATCTGATCGTAGTATTCGTTTTCATCGATAAATTCGTTACGACAGGAGGTATCGAAACGAAGATTACGACCGTGATCCTGGGTTCTGCCATTTGCCTGGCAGAAGCATGGTCGAGCTGTGGCAACGCTTTAATCATCAGTCCGAACTTTCCATTCTTACGTCTGTTTCGAAAAGCATTGACCGGAGAAATAGCCCGCAAGCTCAATGTAAATCCTGAAGATGTAGAAAACATATTAAACAGCACAAAAAAATGACCAGAGGACTTCGTAACAACAATCCCGGGAATATCCGCAAGGACGGAACCCATTGGAAGGGAGAGGTGGAACCTTCCCGCGACGCTGCGTTCAAGCAGTTCGAATCTATGGCGTGGGGATACCGCGCGATGTTCAAATGCCTGAACACTTACAGCCGTAAATACGGGCTCGACACCATTCGGAAGACGATTTCACGCTGGGCACCCCCGAGCGAGAATGACACGGAAGCATATATCCGTACGGTATCCGAATTGTCCGGCGTCCCGGAAAACGGACGGATCACGGCAACCAACCGCGATGTGATGATCCCGATAGTCGCAGCTATGTCGCGCGTAGAAAATGGCGTTGATGCCTGCATGACGGACGTGATGGCCGGCTGGGACCTGTTCATCAACGGTTGATAGCTCGTACTCATTATGGTACTGCGGAAAATAATCCTGATTCTCCTTCTGACCGGCTTGTTCCTTGTCGGATGGTGGCTCGGCAGGCGATCCGTCGATGTCCGTATCATCGAGCATACTCGAATCGATACGGCCTACTTCGAAAGACCGCAACCGCATAAAATACTGTCCTCGGCTATTTCGGTAGAGGTGCCGAAATGGTTGTTCGCCCCAGCGGATACCACCTTTACCACCGTAACAATAAATCCCAACCGGGACAGTGTGCCGGTACAGCTGCCATTCGAACGCCGGGAATATCGCGACAGCAGCTACTTCGCCATAGTGAGCGGAATAGCCCTGGGCGACTGCCACCCTACCCTTGAACACATCGAAACATACGGACGTACTATCACGCAGCAGAAAATAATCCGAACGCCCTACCGATGGCAACTCGGGCCTGCCGCAGGCGTCTATTACGTTAATCGCACGGGTGGCGTATGGATCGGAGGGCAACTTCACAGAAACATCGGAAGGTTCAATATCACGGCATCCCTCGGCTGGGACCCACGCGATAACGGCCCCTATGTTCAAGGAAGCATAAGTATGGATTTATGGCGGAAATAACTTTTTAACGAATTATAATTATGGAAACAATTAAAAAAATCGGACTGCTTTTCCTTGCCTTCTTCTCATTCGTTTGTATTGTGGGTGGGATAGGAACACTCTACTATTGCCAGGTCGAAAGCAGCAACTTGTTCGCAACCGGGTTGATTCCCGTCGGGGCAATCTACTTCTACCTGCTTTGGCCGACATTGAAAAAGTATCTGTTCTAACAGCTTTCGCCCGTCAGGGGTGGGCGTAAAAAAAGCCCCTGCCTTTATTAGCGTCTCTCTTACCTTCCGCTAATAATAAAGGTGCCAACACACCACGACAGGGGCTGTAAAGCCTTTGCAAGTGTGTTGGCACTTATTTTTATTTGGTAAGAGAGTGAACAAAGGTAAGAGAAATATCCTATATGTGCAAATCTGAACTTTACCGACAAATTCTCGGCACGGTATCGCAAGAAACGGAGATTTCGGAAGAGCGAATACTATCCAAAGCCAAAAACGCCGAGATCGTGGATGCCAGGTATTTACTGGTCTATTTCCTCTGGAGGCAGGGATTTCACGCCCCGGTCATATCCTCGCTGATGAACTTCTCACGACGGCCCATAGAGAAGATGATTTCCCAATTCGATCTTCGTCGCAAACAAAGCGGTAAAATGTTCGAAATGCTCCTCGTCCGTATTGCGTCCAAACTCCGTCCCACCTGCGACTGATACGATTGATTCTCCCATCGTTCATGTCGATTTTTGCATTGTGAGCTCAACGGCAGCGTCCGCCGAACGGACGCAACAATGTAAAAGTCTAAAACAATGAACGAAAAAACTTTAGTGTTCGACAACGGTGGCGCAATGGACGGCAACCTCGTGGCCGCGTTGATGAACGGAAACAACCGCAATAACGGCTACGGCAATGGCTACGGCTGGGAGTGGATGTGGATGATCCTGCTCTGGGCTCTCTGGGGCGGCAACGGATGGGGTGGCTTCGGCGGTCGCGGAAACGGACTCTCGAATCTTCCCGCCGAGCTGAACGGCGACGCAGGGCGTCAGCTGCTGATGAATGCCATTCAGGGAAACGGCACCGCCATCAACCAGCTCGCATCTTCGCTCAACTGTTCCGTACAGCAGATTCAGACCGCTCTGTGCAACATCCAGGCACAGTCGGGCCTCTCGGCGCAGCAGATCATCAATGCCGTGCAGTCCGGCAACGCACAGGTGCTTTCGCAGATGGCCTCCTGCTGCTGCGATGTCCGCACCGCCATCGAGCGCCAGGGCTACGAAAGCCAGCTCGCAACGCTCAATCAGACCAACACCCTGACGAGCAACGCCAACACGCAGTTCAATGCCCTCGGCTCGAAGATCGATGCCCAGACGCAGGTCATCAACGACCGTTTCTGTGCCCTCGAGATGCGTGAGATGCAGAACAAACTCGACGCCGAGCGTGCCAAGAGCGCGGCATTGGCCGGGCAGCTCTCCCAAGAACATCAGACGGCGACGATCATGCAGTCGCAGGCCCAGGCCGTAGCGCCCATCAACGCTGCGATCGGCGATCTGAGCAACCGGCTGGCAAAGATCGAGTGCGGCCTGCCGCCTACGACCGTGGTTCCCAATCCGCAGGTGTACGCGATGCCCGCCTGCGTAGCCGCCCAATACGGGCTGGGCTTCGGTGCCGCGTTCGGACTCGGCGGCAACGGCGGATTCTGGGGTTAATACGGAAAGGAGGTATGCTATGGCAGTATTCCCATTTCAGTATGTCAATCGCAGAGGTATCCCGGTCATCAAAACTACGGGTGTGACGGTCAATGCCGCCGATGTCGTGTTCTCATTCCAAAACCACGCCTTTGCCAATTCCTGGTACAGGGGGATAGTCCTGGTCGAGCTGTCGCAGGCAATACCCGCAGGCACGACAGGCACGCTTCCCGTGTTGTTCGAAACCAACGGCGTGACCAAGAATGTGACCACGTACAACGGAGCCAATGTCACCGTGTCCGATATTCCGGGGACGGGTGTATTCCAGCTCTTCTACGACAAACAGACCGACACCCTGCAACTGATGACAGGGGCCGTTTAACCAATAATAAACCGAAGGCTTCAGGAGGGGAAACCGCCCCTCCGGAGCTTTCAAAAAACAATTAACCGAAGATGTTTGCGAATTTAACCAAAGGCGCTCCGGTATATGTACTCGATATGCGCGGAACTCCCAAATACTACATGGCGACGCTTGAAGAGGCGCCACAGCCCTATTTCCCCGCTCCCGGGAACTTTCCCCCGGCGCAGCCTTCCGTCAGCTTCCCGGTAGGGGACCAGAAATGGGTCGTCCCGGTAAATGCCGATATGGTGACAAAGGACGGACTCACGGTCACGACATCCCGCGAACGGCTCATAGACGCCATCAATGCGGCAAAGCAGCAGAGCCAGTCCGTTGTGGATTCCTACGAAAAACACAAGGCCAATCTGGAAGTTTTCGATCAGATCATGCGCGAAGTGAATCCCGCGTACGCGGGTCAGGCGCAACGCGACAAGGAGCTCCAGGAGCTGCGGGCAGAGGTGGGACAACTTCGTCAGATGCAAACGGAGTTCGCCTCCATGAAGTCATCGCTGGACGCCTTTCTTAAATCGCAAATGTCTGCTAAAACAAGCAAATCATGAGAATATGGGAAATCGAAGGCCGGTACCGCGGTGACGGGTACGGCGAGCGTGAAGAAATCGAACGCAAGATGCGCGAAGCCTACGAGTGTGGCTACGAGGATGCCAAACGCGAAATGCGCGACGGCTACGGGGAGCGTCACACGGGAGGCTACATGCCCGACGGCTACGGTGAGCGTGGCGGAGAATACGGCAGCGACGGATATGGCGAACGAAGAGGTGTCCGGGGAACCGGACCCTACTCCAGATTCCGCCGGTAAAACGAATCCGGAGAGGGGAGAAATCCCCTCTCTTTAACAGCGAAACCTATGGACAGAGAAAGATTGGACGCAAGGGACTCCATGCCGGCAGATATTCGCGCATACCTCGAAAAAAACGGATGGTCCTTTTCGAAGAAAATGTGTGAATTTGCCGTCAGCCGCATGAAGGACCGCGACGGGAAGAAAATAGAACCCATCACCAAAGAGCAGATCGACAAATTGCTCAAGACGAACGGTATCGAGCTCAAGCACGACAACGGCTACGACTGTGTATATGTCGCGAATATGGCCCGGGCCGATTACTGGGGATCATCCATTGCCGATGAACAACACCTGGCCCTGTTCGTCAAGGATTTCATCGACGATGAAGACGCCTATCCCGGGCTGCCCTTCACACGATATTTCGCCGATCTGATAGGGTCGGGAACAAATGTTCCGTGGGAAGATGTCCTGTAACAGAATCAAATCCAGAACGCGGCTCGAAAGACCGTATGTGAGGATTCAAAAAGTGTATTCAACGACATGAAGCTGCGGGATCTGAGGATAGAGAACTATGATTGGCATGTGCGGTTTTACTTCGCCGTACATGGCTATCACACGCGCTCTATCCTTTTTTCTTTGGAACAGATAGAGTGTCCCAGGCCAATTATGGAGCGAGTACGGGAAAATTTGGAAAAGGCCGATATGGATTCGGGATTCACCTATTCCAACAAGACCCGGCGAAGGTCTGTCGTAGTCGTAGGATTGGCGTCATCCCAGGCACAATTCCTGAACTCTTTCGAGCATGAACTGCGGCACCTGTGCGACGACATCGCCGTAGCATCCGCAATGCCGATGCAAGGCGAAGAAGTAGCCTATCTGACAGGACAGATAAATACAATGCTTTGGAAAGATATTCACCAATTTATTTGTTGCAAAGGTAAATGCGACGGTTATGGACGAACAAACTAAATATCTGATGTCATTGTTGGAGATCAGCGAATGCTGCTACCCTATTTATGTAGCCGTAATCTGCGAATTGATAGAATCGATATAATAGCTGGATAAGATCGGCTTTTATATCTTCGTCAATGTCCCGACAACGTGCGAAAGGCGCACTTCCTTCGTGTGCCCCGAAAGATACGTTATAAAGTAGCTTCACGTCCGGCTCCCGCCCAATAGAGTTCAATGCTTGAAACGACATTAACAGAATGAATCAAAAGAACACTTTTATCGTCTAATTGCAATTATGCAATAGGATGAACGGATGTAATTCTACATCATATATTCCGAATTGCACGGTTATTATCCTCTCCCTTTCCGCAAATTCATCAAAATAAAGGCAGCTCCTGCTGCCATCCGTCAATGTGTTCTCTAATATTCCTTTTGAATTTCCGCCATAAAAACGGCAAGGATTTGTGTGCCTTGAATCGATAGACGAAATCATGGCGATAACTCACGCCCATCCTTGCTTCCCGGCAGATAATCATTTCGAGCAATCGATTCCGTGAATAACTGATGTATATTTCGGAATCGTCACGTGCCCCGCCTCTGCGTTCGTTTTTCCTATATCGTCCCATTTGCAAATTCCGAATAAATCATTATATTTGTATCGGTGTGAGGGGTGATTCTTCGGAATTGCCTCTTTTTTATTCATCTTCGAAGGCGTCCGGTACTTCTCCGGAATGTTCCCGACAAAAACCGATTGGCCGGATCTCTGGGCCGCTGCAATCTTCGAAAACAATAATTGCCATGTTTCCGTCCGATCTGCATCCAATCAATTCACAACTATTCGGAATGTCGATTCTCACCTCAAATCTCCGATTCATAGCTACCTGCTTTTTGAGTATATCGCCGACCGCAACTCTCCAAAACGCGGATTAAGTGCCTCCGGTGTTCTGGTGTATCCTTATCCGGAGCAACATAAAACGTTACCCCCGCAATTCGAATTATTCTCGTACATTTATTTTCTATTGCCAGAAGTTTAGCACGATCTACTGTACCGTTTTTAGATGTATCTACTGCCATATGAATAAAAAAGGGAGCGATTTTGCCTCTCCCGGTTAAAACTTCTCTTTCCTTATTTGTTCTTCCAGCTCTCTTTCCGCCTTGCGTATGTCCCTCTGCAACTCCTCCAGCCGGGTGATCTGTTCTTCACTCATGCGTGGACACCCCGAGAGCCAGCTGCTGTAATTGGGCGTACTAATTTTGCCGCAGGCGATACTCCCCACCCGCAGACAGTAATCGTAATACTTTACAAACTCATCTTCCGGAGCGTCCCGGTCTATGTCGGTGATGATGTCATCCATCCCAACTATATAGTCCGCGCATTCGGTGATCCCGCCGACATCGCCGCCGACCCAGCTCCGCGTAGCATCCTTATAATCATAGCCGTGTTTCTCGCAAAAAGCCTGCAAATAGGCGTTGCAGGCTTTTTCGTAGTCTGATTTGAGTTTCGTGTTCATAGATATTCTTGGTTAGTTACTTGGTTAGTCAAAATGCACAGAGCATCTTACTCATTTTCGTGAATCGGCCGCCAGCCGATAATCTTATGACCAATACCAGCCCATCCGGGATACACATATATCCACCATTCAGAACGGTCATATTTAACAGTGACAAATGGAAGTTTCTTATCAGAGGTTTTACACAACACGAGTTGTCCATTTTGCGGCAGCTCCTCTTTCGGATCACGCCAGCGGGTCAATTCCTCATATTCGAAATTAGCGCCAACAACACAGGCGGATGTAACGATATTTTCAAAAGTTACATGGTCTTCATTGAATTGATCAAGTTCGACCCAGGCATTGGCCACATATTCTTGTATTCTTTCCTCAATTGTTTTCATTTCTCATTGTTTTTGAAATATTCGACGATCTCCTCGACTGTAGCCTTGCGGTAATAACCTGATGGTACATCTACAAAAGAATCGAATCGCGTATGTTCGTTAAAAATAAGCCGTCTAACCCCATTTTTACTCTCATTAGTCGGATATTCCGTATATGAGTACCATTGCTCCTGATCGTTCTCGTTGTTCATCGCCGCCAGCGCCCTGAACAGCTCGATGTTGGTGCCGCAGTCTATGCAATTCAAGGCGGTGAATGTTTGTGCGTCATGAGCCACGCCGACACAATAAGTGTCACATATTACCTTATCGCCTAATCTCTCTTCTTTTGGGGGATAAATATATTCATAGCCAATATGCATACACCACTCGATCACATCTTTTCGCTTCTCCGCATCCTCGACGCGGACAAAGCAATGGGTTGTGAATTTCATTCCTCGTTCAGTCTTTGTTTGAATGCGTTTAATGCACTGCAATCGGGGCAATTTCCCCCATTACTTGTTTGTATTGAGTAAATTGGGCAATCCTTGCAAAATGCTTCGATCGCTTTATCCCGCATCCTTTCCTCGGCCTCCTGCTCGGCGAGTTCGGCTGTATGGCTCATTGCTGCTCGTAGCTGCCATTTGGCGTGGTCGCTCATCTCTATTACAAGATGATTCAAGCATCCGTCGATAAATTCCTTTGCTTTTTTGCTTTTCATGGCTATTCGTCGATTATAAACCAACCGTCATGCAGGAGTTGTGCGCGGCTAATTCGGGATTTGAGGATAGTTCGATGTACCCGCCGGCATCGGGAGCAAACAATATCATGCACCACGTCGTATCGGTTGGGTTTGTTTTGGCGGCAGAACCAATTTCGGGGCGATTTGACGCAATATACCTCCTCGAAATCCTTATGCCCGAACCAGCGGCAGATAAGGGGCAAAAGCCATTGTTTCATAGTCCTATTCATTGCTCGCCTCCTTTCAGAAATTCGGGATTGTCGTGGATGTTGCTAATGACTTCTTTTCCAAATTTATAAATCCAATCCTGATCCAATCTTAAATAACATAATTCCTTTCTATCGACCAAGGCCCCCATAAAAGCTGCGTTGCCGGTATGGTAAAAGATTCTATGAGGGCGAGTTTTATCCTCGGACAATGGAGAGCGTATCACATCCCCCTCGTAAATCTCCTTACCGTTCTTGTCTTTCAGCCCCGTAAACTCGCCGACGGTAGTGGGATCGACCTCGTGTCTGTTTGCATCATCGAATATAAAATAGCGCCCATTCAAAATGACAAGGCTGCCATACAACCACTCTCCGTTGTCGAGGCGCTTGCCCCGGAATTTAATTTCTCTCATATTTCAAAATGTTTGAAAGTTTTTCAAAGTTTTGCAATGTTCTGCATCGAATCTCGTTGTTTCACCAACTCAAATTCGTAAACTACCCGTAAAGATCGTTGAACATTACTTTTTTCATTTCCTCTGATCGTTTTGATTCTCCTCAATATCGGGGTTGTCGGCCTTGCTTTTGTCGAAAAAGCGGATTCCGCCATTGATAGTCAGCATGTTGATATTCATCCCCTGCTTCAACAAATCGTAGATTGCGGTTGTCGCTATCCCAATTGCAATGACGGAGATAGTAAGAATAACCAATATTACGCCCCATGCAATCGAGCGATAGGGTTCCCCGGATATAATACTACATAAAACAATTGTCAGTGTTCCAATAAGAAAACTTGTAAGTAAGTGTTTTTTCATTTCCTTTCGTATTCGTTTATCGTTTCAAAAATCCGCAATGCCACCTGCGGGACTATGGCGTTTCCGCAGGCTTTGACGGCTTCCCGGCGCCACCGAGGAAAGGCGATACCAGCCAATTCACCGGGAAACCCATCATCTCCGCCACATACAGGGGGTTGAGTCGGGAACCCGTTCCAGTCCGGTATTCGTCGCTTTGCATCGCTGTTTTGGGTAGTCCGTTGCGTATGCCCTGACTGGCAGGAAGCGTTACATTCTTCGCATCGTTGGCGGTCGGAGTAGGCAACAATCCCATTTTCGACGCCATTGCCAGCGTCGGACGTTCCGACGCATTCGGGGAGAGGCTTTTGTTCATTCGGCCGCTTCCTGCGTCTATCGCCGTCGGGGTGGGCAACAAACCAACATCTGTCCCGACGGTGGGGAGCACCGACACCGCAAGCCGGAATAATGTACGGCTGCACCTCGTATCCTGCCGCTTCCAGGTCAGCGCACACCTGTTCGAAGACCATCCCTTCCGACCAATTAACGATTCCGTAAACGTTCTCGCCAACGACCCAGCGGGGTCGAACAGTCCGAATAACGTCGAGCATCGCGGGCCACAGGTAGCGATCGTCTTCTGTGCCTCGCCGCTTTCCTGCGAGCGAGAACGGCTGGCACGGGAATCCACCGGTAAGCACGTCGATACGGTCTTTCCAGACAGTGAAGTCGGTCGTTCTGATGTCTTCATATTGTTCTGCATTCGGGAAGTGATATTTCAATACTTTGCGGCAAAAAGGATCGATCTCGCAGTTGAAAGCGTTCGTCCAGCCAGCCCACTCGGCGGCGAGGTCGAACCCGCCGATCCCGCTGAAAAGAGAGGCGTGGGTCATAAGAGATCATCGGTTATCGCCGTTTCCGTCGATCACGCCGCGCTCGCGGCGGCTGGCGAGTTTGTCGAGGTTCTGCTGCATGACCTCTTCGAGCGTCAAGCCGTAGCGATCGTTGAACATTACTTTTTTCATTTTCTCTTTCCTTTTAGCTCCGCAATGCGGCGGAGGATATATATCTTCATTGCTTCTGATTTAAGTTCATCCGAAGTCATCGCAAAATGCCATAGATGCGCATATTCATCCGAATTATACCCGTAGCGTATGCCAACAACCGTCCCATCCATATCCTTACGAACTGAATAGACACGTATCTGACAACGCCCCTCCCGCCTCAGTCGGCGCAGTAGTTTGGTTTTCACATCTTCTCGTATTCATTTATCGTTTCAAAAAATCGTCAGTTGTACCGACTTTAGCTGGCGTGTCCCCGCCGCCCTTGCCTGCCTTTCCAGATCGAGCACGCGGGCGTAATTGTAAGTGGCGATCCATTTCATGTTGAGTGGCAGGAGTTGCAAATCCTCCTCCGCCGTTTCGGATTCGGAACGGAGCGTACCTCCGTCCATCTCCGGCACGATTTTCAGGAGGTTCGGCGTGGAGAAGTGCCACCACCACGGCAGAAGGTGCTTCATCACATCGTAGCGCGGGCTTCCCATAAGTCCCCGGCTCTTGCCCGTGTAGTACAGCCATTTTTTCTCGAACGGCCGGTATTCCACGGGAACGGCGCGGAAATCGAAAGGGTCGCCTGGCCCGAACTCGCGCAGGTTTTTCCACTTGTCGCCGCACCACAGGGTGAGGAGGTCGGCCCCGCATTCCGCAAAGTTGTCCCGGTTCTCCCAGGCGTAAAATTCCGGGGGCAAATCCGCAACCAAATCGTGCCCTCCGATCCCGCTGAATAGTGATGCGTGGGTCATAAGCGATCATCGGTTATCGCCGTTTCCGTCGATCACGCCGCGCTCGCGGCGGCTGGCGAGTTTGTCGAGGTTCTGCTGCATGACCTCTTCGAGCGTGAAGCCGAAGCAATCGGCAATGCCCGCGATAAACCACGCACAATCCCCGACCTCTTTCATCAGCTCGGATTTGTAACCCTCCACCTCTTGCAGATCACCCGTATTGAAGACCAAATGATCCATATCCAGCCGGCACACTCCCTTTCGGCGCCATTTGGCGATCTTGTCGGCGATTTCGCCAATCTCGGCCATCAGACCGAAAAGCATATAGGTCGCATTCTCGCAACTCGGCAGCCGCGTACTCATCGCGCGTGTCTGATATTCGTTCGCCCGCATAGTTATTTCGAATTTTTCCTGTTAAACTTCCTCTCAACCAGATCGCATAAATCCAGGTACATCGCATCGGCATTCTTCTCTTTCACTCTCTCCC